AATCCCGGCAGATGCCTTTACAATAGCTTCATTAAATAATTTACCATCTTTATAATCAAATAAAACTGCTTTACTTTCAACGTAAAGAAATCCATTTGCATCCTTAATTTCATCACTAATAATTAACTGCATATTATATTTTAATAGTAAAGGTTTTACAGCTTCTAGAATGTCCTCGCAGTTTCTGTACTTGTACTTACCAAATGCGTTAAATTGGTTCTTTGGTGCTTTTAATTCGTTTTGAATTTTTGTTAAATTTGTCATGTTTTTTAGTTTTTAAATTTATGTAAAAAAATAGTTCCCAATTTTGTAAGGTTATTTAAATAATAACCTTCTAATCTAAATTTTATAGCCTCATGCTTTTTTAATTCAGCTAATAATAAATCTATTGACTTGTAAGCTAATCGTACATAAGAGTATGGATGTTCAAAGCTGATTAAATCACGTTCGGTTTGCTTTATCCTGCCATTACATTTGGCAATCATGTCCAGGATAGCATCCATTTTAAACAGCAGTAGTTGACTTTGTTTTATCATGTTTTTAGGTTTTAGTAAAAGTACAAAAATAGTTTTAATCTACAAAGTTTTATTTATTAAAATGCACTTTCTATTGTGCAATTTTATGCTCAACTTCAATTACTTCGCCACTTAATAAAGCATCAACCATGCTATCAATAGTAGCTTTACCTTTCTCATCCAGTTGAAGCATTTTTTCAGCTATATCGGAATAAAACAAAGTATCTCCCTGACTAATAGCCTCTTTATAAAATTGTTTGCTACTATCTTTTAACCTTGTTAATATGTCTGCTTCAATCCAGTTCAGCCGGTCTACATAGGTTTTAAATATTTTTTTAACCCTGAATTCGTTATCTAATGCGATGGCATCAAAATAAGCCTTTGCGTTGGTTACATGGATAAGTGCTTTTGCAATGTCGAAGGTTTCTTTTTTATAGTTTGTCATATTCTTTTAAGGCTTGTTTTTCTAGTGTTTCAAAATGTGTTTCAATGTATTTATTGATTATCTCCAGTTCTTCTTTTGTATGCTTACTTTCAATTTCAAAGTTTTCTACAATATAATAAGAGTCAAATTTTACTAACCCAAATTCATCATTATAACTATCATTTAAGCAGTCAAAGTGTGGGTATAATTCTACATCAATATACTCATCAAAGTGTTCTATTTCTATCTCCATTTTTTAGGTTTTTAATGTTATAAATACTGGCGTAAATAAATCAAGCCAATTAAAGCAATAAATAAGATTTTTTCTTCTGTAGATAGTTTCATGATTTTCGGTTTTTAAGTTCTTTTAAAATTAGGTTAAATGCTGCTGCCCTTTGCGATGGATGAATTGTTAATAAAAATTTATAGACTGATAACATAAAGTAAGTGCGTTACAGTCGCACCCCTGTTTTTTTATAATAATCCTTTTTCTTTTAAAAATTGTTTTACTATTATTTTTGAGTCATTAAAATTTTTACCACTTAATAACATTTCTATTTTTACCATATTGATAAAAGTAGTTTCAATTTTTTTTGTTGCGTAGTTGTTAAAATCTTGTGTCATTTTTTTAGTTTTTAGGTTGTTATTGTTTTTGTTTCTGCAAGCAAATTGCAAATTATATTTTACACTACCAAATTTATTTTATAAATAAGGTAAATTATTTTATAAAAATAGCTGAAACGCTATGCAGGCTTGACTATTATTTTTTAAAAAAAAATTCCCAAATGTAGAAACATCCGGGAATAACCTAAAAAATCCATGATAAAACCTAAAAACTATCGTCCTGCATTGGTGTCAAATTGCTATTATCTACCTGTCTATATTGCTCGTTCCATAAAATGTTACACAAATTTACTGATAATTTTACAATAAATGCCTCATCTTTTTTTGGTAAATAAATGTGCAAACTTTCGTGTATTAATATCTCTAAAAGTTTTTTACCTTTTATCCTACTATCAATCTCAATAGTGCCTTCGCCCAAATGCGCTTGCCCATATAAACCCCTTAATTTTTTATATACTATTTTCACATCCCAAACATTTTTTTAAATTGCTCAACTACTGGGTCCTTAATTTCATCAATACTATAAACTTTTAAACGCTCACGAAGTTTTATATCTGCCCTGAATTGATTTTCAGCCTCTATAATAGTCTGCATCTTTTTACCAAATATCTCAAACTTTACAGTATATTTTTTCATGCTAAAATATGTGTGTTAACCTTGCAATTTGTCCATGTGTTTTGTGCATTAAAAAACCCTCTATTGCTTTTGGTGCGTGTTGGTAGCCGTTTCGGTGATGCCAACTATCCGTACCGCTTGCACTCCTTAAACTTTCAATGCATACGCTTCCTATATCCTTTGCACTTTTGTGATGAATATGGTGCGTAAAAAAATAACGATGGTTACAACCTGCCCAATCGTTTGCAGCTTCTTGTGCCATTAATAATGGTAGGTCGTTTAACTTTGCTCCATCTCCATGTGTTGTGCCTATAAGGTTAGAATGATATTTAAAATACTTTCTATGTGCCGGTGTTACATTAAATGTAACTTGTTTGCACTTACTAAACCAACTGTTAATAGTATCCGCTAAAAAAAATCCGTTTGTATAATCATGATTTGAAGGGTCGTATTGAATATGCACTGGCGCAATTTGAATTAACTTCTCTATTGTTTCAATGTAGATTTGTTTAGCTATTGTAAATGCATCGTACCACATAACGCTGCTATCCTGAAACGTACCACCTGTAGTTGTATTTTTTGGAGTATCTACGTGCAAAATATCATTGCCTATAATTAATAAAATTTTATCTACATGAAAACCTTGCACTTTTGCTAATATTCCATCTACACCATCCCTTACCCTTTGTACTGCAATTTGCTCGTTATATTCCTCTCCTGTTTCAATTGCCTTGCATAGCTTACCGATGTGGATGTCTGCAGGGTCAATTACTAATAAATGCCCATCGTTATTTGAAGGATAATAAACATTTGGGTAAACTGGCGCATATTGTTGCATCTCGCTTACTATCTCATCACGCATCTCAAAGTAGTTTTTATCATTTGTTTTTACAAACATTGATATACTTTTTGACTTATGCCAGTAGTGTTTTACATCGCCAATTGGTATGCCATTAGCTTCGCAATCATCGCTTAATGCTTTATGTGTTTTGCGATAATCTAAAACAATATTGTATTCGGTTTTGCTGATACGAGGGCGCATAGTTATTTTTTTTGTAACAAATATATATTAAAATCGTTACAGATTATAAAGCTGCCATTCTGCTAATCTTCTTTTGGTTAAACCCAACAAAGGTTTGCCGTTTACTTTATTCCATTTAGAAAATTGAAACCTGATATTTTCATCTTTTGGGTTGGCATTAATTCTGCGCAATAAAGTTGAATAAGTCAATGCGCCAACTCCGCAATTGTAAGCAAAACTAACAAGGCTATCAAATTGGTTTTGAGTCACATTATTTGCCAATTTATTCACTGAATTAGCTACATTTAAAAGGTCATTCATTAACAATCGTTCTGCTTCTACTTGAGTAATTGTAGTTCCTAACTTTACTCCTAACGTATGCCCATAACCAATTGTATTAACTCCGGCAGGACATTTATAAGCTGTTAACTTGCAGCCTTCAAACTTTTTAACTAAATCAACACAATTTTGCGATGGCTTCATGATAATCTTTTTACAATCAGTTTAAACAAGTAAGGTATTGAAAGGCAAACAATAAAAATAATAAGCCATTTTATAACCTTGTTTTTATTACTAATCTTATAATTTAAAATATTTTCATTTGTAGTTAAATTATATATCTGCTGCTGTAATAACTTAATCTTTGCGCTATCTTCAATGCTTTTATAAATTGTTATTTGTGGCAAATTATATGGCACTTTTACAAACTTTGTAAACTTTAATTTAATTGTGTCATGTCCTTTGATTATTACGCTATCGTGTATAGCTTCAGGGCAATCAATGTAAATCAATTTTTCGTTGGTAATAGTGTCAAACTTTACATTATAACAAGGGAATGCATTACGAGCGATTTTAGCTACAATTTCAGGATGGTAATACAAAGCCTTGCCGACTTGTTTTTCAGCCTTTTTAGAGCCATAACAAGCCGACAAAACCAAAATAATTATTAAACTACAATACCGCATTGTGGTCTTTTACTAGATAACCAAAAATGCCAATCAAAGCTGCATAGCCTAACTGCTTCCAATTAATACTTCCAGTTTCTAAAATTGGAGTAATTGCCACAATTGTAGCCGTGATAATACCCATTAAAGTTGTTTGCCAATTTTTCATTTTATTTTTTTTATGTTTATATAAATAGAGATGCAGCCAGAAATGATGGCTATTAATGCAGCCATGATAGTTGTATAAACTTGTACATCTTTGAGCGTAATAAAAGCAATCCATGCACTTGCCCCACTTATAATTGCGCTAATTTTTTCCATTACGCTTCCCATGGTTTTGCATTAATCAATGCGTCACTAATTACGCTGTCATCCGTACCCCAACTTTGTATTATCTCATTTGGCACAATCCAGTTTCCATCTTTCAAAGAAATGCCTTCAGCACTTTGTAAAGTATAGTAAATCATATTGTCAGGGTAATTAATACGCCATGAAATTTGGGTAATTGTTTTACCAAATGCCGGTATTGTTTTTTCTAATTGAGCTGTAATCATTTTTTTATTTTTATGGTGCGTAAGTGCCTATGTTTGTTGATGGTAATTTTGTTGCCTTCCAGTTGCTTAATTGTATAGGAGTAACTGAACCACTTGCTGCAGCTACCTTAATAGTTAATGCAGTAGTTCCGGAGAATGCTGCAAATATTTTAAATTTAGCATAATGGTTTACTGCTGTTGTTAGTGATGCAGTTGTAATTGCAAACGATGCACCACTGGTATATGTTTGTGACAATTTTAAATAACTTGAATTTGGACTTCCCGGAATACCTGCAGCAGGACTCATAATAAAATCATAGGCAGAACCAAATCCACCTGATGCAGCAAATGTCCAAGTAATTGTACTTGCTGTAGTTTTAAGAAAAAATGCTTCAACTTCTATTTCATAATATCCGGCAGTCACCGGGATATTAGAATTTGCACCAAAAAAATTGTCAATAGTGCTTATTGCACTTCCGTTTGCCCTTAGCATAAAACTATTAAAATTAGGTACTATCCCTCTACCCAATGTAGTATTAGAAGTAAACGCTAATAAGTTGTTTGTTGCATCATATTCCATTGCTCCTGCAGCAGCCGATGTTAAGTTAGTTCCTGCTGTTAATTTTATTGGAGCGACTGAAGTTGTGCCGGCAGTTGCGTTATAAGTTGAAGCTGAAATTCCGCCGTTAACTTGCAATCTATTCCCTGTTGCATCGTCTGTTGTAGTATTTATTAAAACGTTTGTAGCATTGTCATAAACAAGGCTATTTGCTATTGCTGAAGTACTTGTTAATTTTGGTAAATAGTTAGCAGTTCCTGTTCCTGTTACAGGATTCGTAATTATATTTTGTTTAGTATTTATCCTATTGGAAAGCGAAGCCGTATCGCTTGCGTTTAACTTAGTGTTAATTCGTGATGAAAGCCCTGCCGTATCGCTGTAATTCATTTTGCCGTTAAACGTAGTCCAATCTGCTGAAGATAATGCACCTCTATTTGTACTACTTGCTGTTGGAATATTAAACTTATGCTGCGTTCCTGTTGATACAATTTTAAAGTCTGTACTATCTGTTCCGGTAACAATTGTTTGCGCTGAACCTGTAAGGCTATTAATTGCTGTTATTCCTGTACCTGCCATTATACCACTCTGTTGCGTTACAGTTAAAATTACAGATGGTGTTGCTGGATGTGGAGATGCAGCAGTAGCAGCCACTATTTCAATATTCGTATTACTTGTTGACCACATTAATTCAACATAATCTAAAGAAGTTAAATCAAGAACATAATTCCAAGATGCAACAACTGGAGATGCGTTAGCACTACCAGTAAGAACGACCTTACCATTTGTTGAAGGAATATCAATACCATTTTTTCTAATCCAAATATCAGCAGTCATGTTTCCACTTCCCCCTGTTTTTTCAAGTTGTAATGAAAATTGAATGTTATAAATACCTGTATTTTGTAATGTAATTTTTGTTGGATTACCACTACCATTATTAACTATACTTACTCCATTGCTTAAATCTGTTGTATTTAATTTTATTGAATAAGCTGTATTCGCAGCAACTGCTGATTGTGTTGTATTATCTTCAAATGCACCATAATATCCTAAAGGTGTGGGCGTTGCTGTATTACTTAATACTCCACCTGACAAAGATAGCCCACTTCCTATTGTAGATATACTACCATTTGCCATTAAATATTGTGCAGAAGTACCATTTGTTCTTTTAATTGCCCTGCCTATTAAAGTATCAACGCTTGTTACTTTACCATTATTATTTATTATTACATTACCATATCCAAAATTAGCATGGTTACCGCTATAACTATTTGCAGATAATGCTAAATCACTTGTATTATTTGCAATAATTAAAGATGAAGTTTTTATATAATTATTACTAAATCTATTTCCATTATCTTCATCCGGTACGCCTGAAGTAATATCCCCAATCATTGTTCCACCACTCAAAGAAAGCTTACTATTAATTCTATTACTTAAACTTGTTGTATCTATTGTAGAACCACCACCGCTAACTTTACGCCACGCATTACCGCTATAAATGTAAATACTACTATCTGCTTTGTTATATCTTATTTGCCCGGTATCCCTACCACCTGTAATGTTTTGCAGTTTTGTAATACCTAAAGGCAAAGTTAAAACGCTATCAAATAACATACGTTTTACCGCACCATAACCGGCTTGTGGCATAGCCTGATAAACTTGCGCTTTTGATAATAATGGCAATAAAAAAAGTAAAATAAATATGCGCTTCATAAATTAAATTAAAGGTACATCGCAGCCAGTAAAATCGCTTTGAGTAGTTATGTTTAAGGTGTATTCTATCCCTGCTAAATAGTCTTCGTATTTGTCACTAATAGCGTTAAAAGTAATGTTATCTTGTACGTAGTAATTTTTGCGCCCTGTACGTATCAAATTAATAATGTCGCTTCCTATTCCTATTTGGTCACTTATAACTTCAGTTTCAAATTCCGCCTCCAATCCACTCTTATCCAAAAAGAAAAATTGGACATTATAAACTTGTTCACGCCCCTTGTTTAGACTTCCATTATTTACGCTGAAAAATGCCACTGGGTACAATGGTTGGTCTTCCCTCATTAACCATTCCTTTGGTGTTGCGTTCTTTACTGTTTTTATCATTGCATGACTTTGCAATAGGTTTGTTAGTGTTATTATTAATTGGTTGTACGTCATGCTTAAATAATACTTTTTTGATTAAAATTTCTTTATACATATTTAACGATAAGTGAAAGAAAATATTTCGCCTACTTGAATAACATCCCCTATTGGTAAAGTTACAGTAGTATTATTAATTTGTAAATATAGACTATTATTTGTTGCTGCATTTGTAACCCCTTTCACTTGACCGCTTCGAGTTGCAATTAATACAACTCTATTGCTTAATTCAGGTACTATAAATGAATGCAATCCTGCTGCCGGTGTTACATAAGTTGTAGCCGGTGTGCTTACCGCACTTGTATTGCTAAATGCTTTTGATAATTCAGGTGCATACGAACCGCCTAAATAAATAGGACTTGTATAGGCTTTTGTCTCAGGAAAAATAACATCAAAGCCACTACCAGGATTAAAATACTCACTATATAACAAATAATTTTCGCGTAAATATTCTATAATACGCATTTTATAAAACTCGGCTGTTTGCTTATATTGGTTACTTATTAATTCTAAATCTCCCCTATTTGGTGTATTGCTTTCTTCGCTTGTTTTTTGCAATACGCCTTTGCTAAAAAACTGATAACCTAAAGCAAAAGGCAATAGGCTCATAGTATAGTATATAAGGCAATCGGTAACAAAATCATTTAACAGTGTAGTTTCTTGAATGCTTAAATTGTCAGCTTCAATACCACTTTGTAAACGCTTATATAGTGTACTTCCTAAAGCCGGTTGCAAATACATATCCTGTGCAAGTTTTATTTGTGGCTTTAATTGTTTGCCGTCAATATTATCGCTCATTCCTGTTCTACTTTTTAGGGTAGTTTCACTAATAAAAAGAATATTTGCACTCATTTATTTTTGTTTTTTAGCTACTGTAATTGTTTTCCATTCGTGTCTACATTGCGGACTAGATTGGCCGTTTGGCATTGTCCACCAACCGCCTGCCCTATCAAAAACTGAATAGCCTAAACGCTCACTAATTTGCTCAATGTTTTGTCTGCTCCATAATTTAGTTGCTGCTAATTCCATAAACCTTACACAAAATGCACGTGATGGATGCTCTGTAGTATTACGTTCATTTGTTGGCACAATATCTCTCCATCCATAAGTATAGCGAATAAAAATGCTAATCGCTTTTGGCGCATCAATCTTGACATTTAAAGACTTCCATTCGCCAGTTTGTTTGTCTAGTGATAAAACTTTATTAGCAATTAAATCGCTAGTAATTTTATCAATAACTTTTATATCTTGTCCTAATGCTTCAGCGATAATATCATTAGTAATTAATGTATCTTTTTTAATAAGGTTTAAGACATCATTTTCTAATTGAGTAAGTTTTTTTGCCTCTGCAAAATATTCTTTTGCCGGCTTGCTGCTTAATACCTCATATTCGCTTGCATCTTCTCCTATCTCTGTAAAGGCTTCTAATAAATCAAATTCGTAGTTATCTTGTGTGCTAAATTGCTGAATATGTAAGAAAGTATTTACATCGTCATCATTAAAACCATAACCATTTTTAAGCAATAAAGCAGCCTGTTCTTTTGATAATTTGCCATTATTAAATTGCCTAACTATACGCATTACATTTTGATGTTGGCGCCCTGTTAAATTCTTTAAACTATCGTTAACCATTGCAGCCGGTTGTTCTGCTACTATTGGTAAACCTGTAGCATCTGTTTGTGGTGCTTTTGGCACTAATCCTGCAAGACTTCTAATTTCTTCAGGCTTCATATTTTCCAAAACCTTTGCAGCTACTAAAGGAGATAAACTATTAATATTATCGCTAATTATTTGTGCCTGTGTTTTAACATTTTGGTCTAATGGCTCTTTGCCCATTATCTCTCTAATCTCATCCTTTGTTAAATTCTGCGACATAACAGCTTCGCCAAATTCAAACTTTAGTGGCTCAACTGGTATAAGATTATATTCATCTTTAATACCTATTAATTTGAACAAAGTATTAAATGTCTCCTCAACAGACTTTTGCCTTTCGTTTACATAAACATTATTAAATATTTCGTAAGCCTCTCTTATTTCACTTCGCCCACCTAATTGCCCTTCAGTCTTAATACCCATTAATGAAGGACTAACAATTTGATGGCTTGCAAAAATCTCTTGCTGAATAAGATTGTTAATATTGGTAAAATCTTCCTTTGTTAACATAGTAGTAGATAATGGCAGAATTTCTGCTGCATTTTCTTTACTCTTGTTAAACATTATTACTACCCTATCGCCTTCGCTGCCTGTAAACTTATTTTTAATACCCTTTTCAACTGCTGCCTTTTGTTCTTCCTGTGGCTCGCCACCATTTAAATTAATCAATGTGCCGGCTACAAAACCATCCTTTGCATTACCTAAAATATGCCTACTTACTTGCACATCACTTTCAATGTAATTTAACCCCTGAAAGTAATTTGGTAAAGGATAGATTTCGCTTTGTGGGTTGTATTGCTTTACAAATAAAATTTGGCTTGCTACTGGTTGACTAAGATTAAATGCATCGTAAACTCTTGGCTTTTCTTTGTAATCGCTCCAATTGTTTTTAACGTAAAATTGTGATTGGTCAGGACTTATCCTAACCTTATGAAATTCAATGTGATATACATCCTTAATCTTACCTAATAGGTTGTAGATAACTTGTAGATAATAACCGCCATAAAGTTCATCATCTAAGATGCAACGCTTTGTTATTTGGTTAAAACTTTCGCCCTTTATATTTGCCTTTACTGGTATATCCTTAAAACCATTGCCATAAATATATTTGACTTTTGACTTTACAATTGCACCATGTTTTGGACTTTCATTAAACAATCCTTGTAGATATTCTGGGTAACTATTATTTGCACCAAATTCAACGTAATTTTTACCTTTATTCTCTATGAATTTAGGTTGCTCTGCTCTTGCAAATTTTACTGAAATTATATTGTTGTAGTTATTTTCCATTGTATGTTACAAATGTGTTTACTTGTTCGGTGTATTCCGTTGGTGCAAAGTTAGTGGATGGATGCAAATACATTAAACCTTTTTCCACAATATTATCATCATCATCTATAATTTTATAATCATATAAACCTGTAGTTTTATTTAAAAAATAGGTATTAACATTTATACTTACTTTATCATATCTTAAAGTTCCTGTATTACTTGATAAATTAGTTATAACTATATTTTCTGTAGTCAATCTATTTATAAATATTATTAGCCAATTATTTATTGCTGTTGCATTTTCTGCACCTGTAAAGTATATATCTTCGGTAAGTCCTTTCGTTAAATGTAGCATAAAAAAAACCCCCCGACTTTCATCGGTCGGAGGGATATTTGTAAGATTAAAAAAACTATCCTGCTGTTTCTAAAGCCAATCCAATTGCGTTGGTTACTACAAAGAAATCCTCTTGCTCTGTACCGCTAAACTTCAAAGTATAGCCGTTTTGGTCACCTGCTGCTGCGCCTGTTTTACCTTCCGCAGTTTCAAGATACAAACCTGCCTGCTTACCATACATACGATAAACGCCATCCTTATCCAATGTTACTACAACCAATTTATTTTTGGCTAATGTAGTTACAATGTTTCTAGTTGTAGCATCCCTTTTGTTGATAGGCAATTCTACTGATTGCTCATAAAACAAAGTGCCGTTTTCAATGCTACCAGTTGCAGTTGACATTGCTGTAGCTGTACTTTTTGTAGGTACTTCAAACTTATAAAATTTCTTACCAGTTACCTTTGTAATCCCGGTCACTGTTCCGCTCGCATCGGCAATAGTAAAGTTTGCAAATTCACCGAAGTAAACTGCATTAATACCGCCAATGGCTTCGCGACAATCTATTGTATATCCTGCTGTAATTGCACAAGGCATAATGTTATATTTTAAAGAGTGGGGATGTTACGGCACCCCCACATTGATTAATTAAATTCCTGCGATAAATTTCACTGTCTCGTTGGTAAATGCAACGTTTACACCCATTTTAAATTCTGCTCTAAAACGTACATCGTTGTTATCTTCGCTATACCATAAACGATAAGCAGTTTCTTCGTCTACCAAATCAACCGCCATAGCGATATTACCCAAACTGATTGCATAAGCATCTCCAGTTCCGTTCAAACCATTAACGCTAACAATTTCTACATTAGTACCCGGAAGAATGAAAGATTGCGCTTGGCTATCTTGTGGATTGTAAGCAAACAAATTCAACGCTCTGTAAGCTAGGATAAGCAAACGATACCAATCGTTACCAACAAAGATTTTAACATCTCCTTTGCTCAAAACAGCAACAGGAATAGCTTTAAAAATACCTTCAGTAGCAGCCACTACGTTTGAAGCTGTGATAGTTGTAATTGTTGCAACACCTGTGAAAGCAGAAACGTTTGCATCTACTGGACTACCGGCAGCAATCAATTTTTGTAAACCATCAAACTTATTAAGGTTTGCAGTTCCTGAAGTTGTATCTCCCTGCCAAATTGCAGTCTCCAATTGTGCAGCGATACGGCTATTCTTTTTAGCTAAATAAGCAGCTTGGAAATCAGCATTGCCAAAATCTTCGTAAGTAGAACCTGCTTTCAATGCTTCTTGCGTGAAGTACGCTTCCATGTCTTTAGGACAAATTTTCTCTTCTACTTTAATTTTACCTACTGTAATTGTACGCTGACTAAAAGTAGTTGTACCGCTCGCGTCAAATGAACAAGATTGCGTTCCGAATACTGCATCGGACTCCATCAAAGGAATAGCGACTGCGCTTTTTACGTTTGGAATTACGATACCATTTGCTAAGATTAATTGCTGTGTTTTTGCTTCAAATACAGCTGAAGTAAGTAATGGTTTTACAAGCTGTTTAGTATATGCTGATAAACCTGAAAATGCTAGTGCCATGTTTTTGTTTTTGTTTAGTTAAATAAAATTGAAAAATCTTTCTTTTGTTCTGTAAATGTGTTTGAAGTTCTAACTGACTTATCAGCCTCAACGCTTGGAGCATCAACAATCAATTGCGACAATTGCAAAAGTTGGTCAATAACTTTAGTAGCTTTTTTTAGCTTGCTTTCATACTCTGCAAACTTTGTTTCATATACTGCAAATTTTTCGCTTGTAGTTGTTTCAAATGCTGCAAACTTTGCTGCCATATCCATTGGAGGTTCTTCGGTTGCAACTGTTTCAGCAGGTTCATCAACTACAGTGATAACACCATTATCGCCAATCGTTAATTTAGTGCCATCCTTTAATTCAATATCTCCGGGCAAAGCTGCTGCGCCGTCAATCATTACGATACCGCCAACTTCAAGAGCATCAATCATAACCATACCACCATCCTTTAATTCATATTCGGTAGGTGGTACTACTGGTGCTGCCATTGTAGGGTCAACTGGTGCGGTTAAATCCGCAAAGTATTCTTTTACTTTTTGTAATATTTCTTTTGCTTCCATAATACTATTATATAAGTTTTTAAATTTTGTTTAAAATATTTTTTAATTCCTGCAATTTTAATTCGTCATTGCTTTTTGGTTGCTCATAATCAAACATTCCTTCAACGCTAAAACCTTTTACTTTACCATCCTTTACTAACTGCCAAACATCATTATTTTCTACATAGAAACTACCAAACCATGTACCATCCGGTAAATCATTAAACGCCTCAATTGGTTTAATACCTCTATTGCTATCACTGATAAAACTTTCAAACATCGTTACTCCTTGCATCTGCAAATTTTCATCGTGCATTAAATTGACATTCTTTTGGTAGCCTTTCTTTGCAAACTTTATAGCTATTTGTTTAATAGTATCGGTAGTAAACTTTACATAATGTTCGCCTAATGATTGGTTATTTCTATAGATTAATTGCTGCGGTATCATTAAAGGACCAGTAATAATATGCTCATCTTCATTTTGGATAGCAAAAACCATTTGCTCAAACTTGCTACCAATGCTGCCTAATTCTTTAATCACATCGGCATTATTATCATAGTGTTTAGATATTCCTAATTCTTTTATTTTTTCAACCTTTGCCTTATTGCTACCTGTTGCGTAAACTCTGCTTTCAGGAATGCCTAAATCTTTTGCAGTTGATAACATCCCTGCTTTGTCCTGCCTTGCTGAAATTATATAAACAGTATTACCATCTGCAATTTGTTTTTTTGCTAATTCTTTACCTCGTGATGTGCTTAATGTATCGTCATAATCAAAAGAAACTTTATTACCTGCAAAATGCTGTTCCCACATTGAATTGCAAATAGCTACAGCTTGTTCGTTATCCTTACCTTCATTAATTACGTAACTAATACAGCGTGGCAAAAACGCATCTTTATGTTCGCCTTTTGTAGGTTCCATAAATGCTAAAAAATCACGTTTAATAGCTGGCGCATCTACTAACGCAACGAAAGAAACTTCAGCGTTATCGGCTTCCTTATCGTTAATAATTAAATCGTAAATTGGTAAGTTCATAATAGTATTATATAAAAAATTTAATCTTGTTTAATTTATTCGTGCTGCCCTGTTTAATCTTGCTATACGCTCCTGGTTATTAGTGACATCTGTTTCTAATACAAAGGCTCTGCTAGATGCCTGCCCTATGCTATTAATACTTTGTTGGTCTAGAGTAGTTGTTGTAGCTTGTGCTGTTAATGGTGCTACTGCTGCTGATACATTTGCTCCTGCCGGTAATGATGCACTTCCACTACTTTTGCCTGGTACTTTTGTAGCAAGTATATTTTTTACCGCTCCAAAACCTGTGGCTGCTGCTGCAATAACTGCAGGGATAGCTGCTGGGAAACCTAATTTTACACCTGCTGCAATACCTTGATAAGTATTTATTAAAGCATTTGCAACACCAATAGCTTTGGCTGCTACTGTATCTTGACCTAATAAATTTGCTACATCGCTTGCAGCTTGTTGATAAGATTTTATTAAAGCTAATTTTCCTGCATTTTCTTTTTCAGTAATACTCAATTTAGCCTTACTTGCTTCATCTGTAATAGCTGTTAATTTATCTTGATGTTGTTGCTCTAATAATGCTAATTCTCCATCTGTTAATTCTTTATTTGCTTTTGCTAAATTAAAAGCGTTATTTTCTGCTGTTATTTTTGCTGCTGCTAGTGCATCAATTTTTAATGCAGCTTCTTCAGGATTATCAGTAGGTAATATTTTATTAACCCTTTCAGCTTCTAATAATTTTGCATCGTTTAAAGCCTTTGTATTTGTTAATTCTTTTGCTGCTGCTTTTGCTGCATTTGCATCAATTAAAGCCTGTTGTTGAATAGCAGTATTTTCATTTATTAATTTTACTCTTGCATCGTATGTTTCCTTACTAATTAATTTTTGATTGAGTAAATCAGCTTCTTTATCTATTTCTTTTTGATTATTAACAGCAATTTCGTTTTGCTTTTTTGTAAAATCGTCTTTAATACGATTAAGCATTGTTTGCGTAATAAGGTCATCAGTTGCATTTTGTTGTGCTATTCTATTATTCTCAATTTCTCTTTCTTTTGCTGCTCTATCTTCTGCTGCTTTTTGTTTAGCATCATTATTTTTTTTATTTAATTTAACCGATTGCTCTCCTGCTTTTTCTTCTTTTTTGTTTGCTGCCTCATCTGCTTTTGCTTTATCGGCTGCTACCTTTTCAAGCCTTTTTTGTTCTTCAATATCTAAAACTTGTTTATCAGTTTTTAACTTTAAAAACTGTTTCATGTCTTCATCATTTAAGCCATTTTGTAGCTTAAATTTTGACCTTAAAGTTTCTAGTTCATTATCTGCTTGCTTTTGTTTTAACTTATAAATTACAGCTTCTTGACCGCCTTGCGCTTGTAGTATTCTTATTTGATTGCCAATTGCTGCATTTGTTTTATCTGTTGCCTCTGCTAATTTCGTTTGAGCCTTTTCTGCTGCACTTGCAGAATTTGCCCATGCCATTATTTTATCAACTAAAAAACCAACTGCTACAACTAGAGCACCTACACCAGTTGAAATAATTGCACCCCTTAAAACTTTAAATGAATTGCTAGTAGTTACAACTGCAATCCCAAATAATTTTTGCGCTGAAGTTGCTAATCCTGTTGCTATTGCAAATCCCTTTTGTACAATACTATTTTGTAACACTTGCGCATACAAAATTTTAAAACTATCAATAGCACCAAATACTCCGCTTATACCTTGCTGCAATGCCATTGCACTTTGCACTTTTAACAAGGCTTCTTCTACCTTTTTATTTTCCCCACCAAATAAACCCATTGCACCTTGCAAGGCACTAAATCCACCTACAGCACCCTGTAATGCTCCGCCTAATGCTACAAACTTTTTATCAGGGTTGAATGTATCAGCTACTGCTTTTGCATCGCCAATAGCATCCTTTAATTTAGCTACTTTTTTTGCTGCATCTGCTGCTTCTTTTGAAGTTTCGCCAAACTGCATAGACATATTAACAAGTTCCTGCGTTGCCTCTCTTAAAACTTGTTTATATGATTTTACCGATTGTTCAGCATTACCGCTGTCGGTTGTTAGTTTAAATGCTATTTCTTGGGTTGCCATTAATATATTTTATTTATTACTTTTAAAAATTCTGCTTTTGTTGTTTCGTTTGCATTTGGTGTATAGTCTATTAATTTAACTAACCGATATAAACCGCCATCAATAAAATAGTATTTTGAAAAATCTAGGTTAAACACATCTACATCGTTTAGTTTTACTTCGCAACTCAACAGCTTACTGTCTTTATCGGTTATCTCTGCCATGTAAGGACTATAATAAACATTAAATTGATTAACATTTAAACCACCTGCAAGTAAACTAAAATATAGTTCCTTTGGCACTCCGAATTGTATGTCATCACTTGGCGCATCTGGAGAATTTAAATGTCCACAGTATGGGTAAACAGTAGATGAAGCCAATGTACTTGTATTAGATGTATTGCGTAAATTCCAACTACTAACCCCTGTTATTTTTTTGTATTGTAGTATCCTAATATTACTATCTACTCGTTCCTCTGTATAAGGGTTATTACCGCTGCGTTTAAATATTGTGCTATAGACTTTATCCTCGCCTAAATAGCCTACCAATGGAGTAGGACTAAATATTAATTCTAGCTTTGCTGTTTCTTTTGCAAATTCAAATGCGCTATCGTAGATTAATTCCCCATACCCCTGATTATATGCCTTTTGATATAAGTCATTATAATAGTCACTATCATTTTTAAATTTAAAAGAATAGTATCGGCTGTTTAATTCGCTCATTGGCTTAACCTTAATAGGTTTGCTTCTATCAATCTTTAATGTCCAATCTTCTACATTGTTTAAATAATAATCTACATAAGGTTTGATAACTAAATGTTTATCGTTAAACCTATCCTCATCAATATACAGATTAAACAGCTTTATAATTGAAGTAAAGAAATCTTTTTGAAGCACATTTTTAGGCAGCATTTCATTCATTATTACCATCTCATTACCTAAATACTCAACAGTTTGTGGTATGGCTGATTGTATCTCAAAAAATCCATCATTGTATTTAATATATTGCCCTGCTGTTAATGTGATATTTGTTTCAACTCTTAAACTTACTGTATCATTTTTAGTCAAGGAAATTGAGTAGCCATCATCAATAGCCTGATCCCATATGTATGTTGTGCCACTAGTAATAGTTCTCGTATTTACTGCTGTTCCATTTTTATATAAATGAAATTTGATAAACTTACCGCTGCCATAGGTTACATTGATTGCAAAATTTAATGTCCAAAATAAATTAAAGGATATTGTTGGTTCGCCAACGTAAGTAAATAAACCATTATCAGTTGTAGTAAATAATGGATAAAGACTATCTAATAAATTTTGTGTAACTATTTGAATGCCTATTGTAGTGTTATCAATAACATTGTAAGCATTTGTAATACTACGTTGACCATTTACAAGGTTACTAGTTTTTAAGGTCATTTTTGCCCTGTTAAAAGGCACTATTAAATTTTTAAACCTTGTAGTATTAAATAGGCTACATTCATAAGTATACCCTGCTGCTGCAAAGATTTTATCTATATATTCTTTTACAAATAAAGCCGGCTTAAAAGCATTTTGAGTAAAGCCATGTTTACCACCTAATACGTTGCCACTTGTTAACCCTACATTACCGTAGTCAATCAAAGGATAAACATAACCACTACCGCCTGCATTATCCCAACTGCTTACTATATTAGCACCCCACGCATGGTTATAAGCTGAAAAATCTAAGTCCTCTAGTTTAGATGCACCTAATTTTGAAACAAAACCGCCCAACTCACCTAATACACTACATTCATATTCTACATTATCTCCATCAATTATAATTTCTAATAGCCTGAATGTGCCTTTAATTAAAGTCATATCGTCAATATCAATCCTACATTTGGCTGTTCTTGCTGCGTTAAAATTATAGCCAATGTTTGCGCCTGTATTGTTGGTATCGTTGCTATTATTAAAGTCAAAAATATTGCCTAATAAGTTGTTATTTTTAGCAGTTCCAGGAAGTATAATAGTCTTGGTAAATGGTGTAGCCTTACTGTCTATATTTCTAATATCATCAATAGCGTAGGTAATTTGATTACTCAATTGAGCATTAATATCCAGTAAATTATCTTCTATATAAATCTTTGTCATTATCGTAGTTGACTATTGCGCTGTGAATTAAAACTAAATTCAATCTCTAAAGGCTTAAGCCTATCATTGACATACTTGTTAAATGTGTAGCTGCTGTTTGTAATTGTAACAGGGTAATAATAGCCATCAATCTCCATCAGTATTTGTGGCGACATAATCAAATCGGCTGCCCATTGCCATTCTGCATCGGTCAAAGCTGAAGCCGTTAGTTTATATTTAAAGGTGCTAGTATTATAATAGTTAACATTGCCTTCGTAGTATTTATTGCCACTTAAATAGTTAACCGCTGTATTGGTAAACCTGTAGTCTGTTTGCTCAAAATCTTTGCGCTTTAAATCCATTGACAGCTTACTAACTAAATCAAATCTAAGGCTATCAAATACTCCCCAACCATTTAAAAAATGTACATTGATTGGAGTATATTTAGGATTGCAGGTATTTGTAACCTTAAATGTTTCTGTTCCATCAATATCAATAGTATAGTATTTTGCTGCTGTTGTACTTATTCCGAAGCCTTGTAAAATACCTTCGCTACCAATGTTTAATTGATAAAAGCCGGCTGTTTTGCTTACTGTTGCAGAAGCTACCAATGTATTGCTACCATCATAAGTTTTTACATTTATGTTTTTAGTAGCAGTCAAATAAAGTCCTATAAATAACTTTTCGCCATTATCAGTATTGGCATAATTAGGTCGATTAGTAAAACATTTATTTGCCCTATCTGCTATAGTTGTTAATCTACGTTTAAATAATGGTGCGTTAAAATTATAAGCTACTGTGTTACCGCTTGCCATGTTTGTAGTTGTTACCCCGCTCAATTCTTCACCGTAGCGCACTTGGTAAGTTAAACCAACCTCACCGCTTACATTTGGTTGGTCAACTATAAAATCACTAATAGGATCAAACCATTCGTAGGTCATTGAATTACGCACAATATTTGCAGCGTTAAAATAACCTCTTGAAGTTGTAGGGTCAGCAAACTGCCTTACTCTTATTTTTTGCGTTCCATTTATCCAAACATCAAACACATATTTAAATTCAATGTCTGCACTATTGGTGCTACTTACAACGTGCCATAATTCATCTTGTACTGTACTGCCACTTGCAGGAGTATTAACTATTGTTATTGCCATGATTATTGTACAATGTTTATTTTAATTTTATTTCCAATCATTTCAGCTAAATCTGCCGGTAATTTTTCAAATGCTATCGCTATTGCCTCATCCAAATAATGCGTTGCTTTAATACCATATTTTTTAATTAAGAAAATCAATTGTTCTGTTTGCAAATCAATTAAGGACATTTTCTTTTGCTCGTTTTTTTGAATGCCACTTTTATTATTTTGTATAGTGCTAATCTTTGCCTTACCACTTTCAATGTACTTTTTTATGGATGCCCTGCCATCTGCACTCATACCATAATTTTTAAATTGATAAGGACTATCAGGCGCATTTTTACTACTTGTTACACCATGTACCCCTTTATTTGGATAATCAAAATAGCTAGGCATTAATACATCCATTCCCAATTTATCCGTATAAACTTTTAATTCTACTTTACTTGCTAGGTTACCAGATGCTGTAACATTTTTACGCTTCATTACATCTGCCAATATCTTTTGAAAGTCTAACCCATATTCATAAAATAACTTATTTACACCAGTATAGAAATTACTATCTATTAATTCTACATCATGTAAATTCTCATTAATGCCGTCTATACTTTTTAAGTTAGCTGCTTGCGCTGCTGCTATGCTTTTGTAAGCCATCGTTTTCTATTTTCATTTTTAAGTATAGCAAATCATTTAGAAAGTTTATTGCTGTTAAATTCCAAACCTCATTAACAGATATTCCCTCAAAGTCTGCGACCATTTTGGCATTGTAAACCCACCCAAAAGACTGTTGAAATTCACTAAGGCTTCCGTTACTGTCGCTCTCTCCATCCCTTTCTTTGTCGCTTCCTGAACTAAATAAGGCTGGATAACCTGCATTAAGATTTGATATTGTAGATAAAAAAAAACCGCTGCATGATAAGCAGCCTCAAAATCTACGTTCTCCATGTCCTTTGCAATATCTTGATGTTCTCGGTGGTAAACCTTACCTCTCCAATTTATTGGCTCTGCAATCGTTGCTAATAGCTTGTGGATGTCATTGATAATATCCTTTGCAAACGTGATGCCTTCAACGTACTTGGATGCTTTTTGTAGGTCATAATTCAATCGGTAAATTCTGCCATTTACAAACAGATACTTTGATGGCTTACCATTCATTAATTCCTTTCCAAATATCTCAAACGCTTTTACAATCTTGGCGCACTCTTTATTAAAGGCTTTCATTTTCATTGCCTCAACTTGTTCAGGTACTTTGCCAGTAAGTACTCCAACCATTTTAATTGACTTGTCAAAGTCAATATCTTCGCCTTTGCTAATAAAATATAATTCCTGAAATTGTTTAACCTTCATAATACTATTATATAAATTTTAAGTAATTGTTTACAAGATATAATATTGACCGCTGCCCTTATTTTCTATAAAGCATTTGTTTGCTAGTGCCAATGCATTGACTGTATCGTCATGGAACCCAGTAGGTGCAGAGTATCTAACCCCTGTAGATGTGAATAAATATTCAAATATTTCTAATTCTGTTTTTATCTCATTGTCAGGATAACCCAAATCTCCTTTATGTATTGCCGATGCTAAGCCTTCCATTAATTGCTGCTTACTTGTGCTAGTGTATTTAAAGCCAGTCATATCATTAAAGTATCTTTGCAAGTCTTCTACAATGGCATCACCCACTCCTGTACTATCAATAAAAATATGTTTGTGTTTAGGGATGCGTTTAATTGTTTCCCTTGTTTGCATCCAGTCCTTTTGAAAACGTTCATAGTGCGCCACATTGCCGTTAACATCTAAACCAATGATAACAGTCCAATCAAAGGACTTCGCCAAATCTATGCCGTAGTATCTAGCCTCTAAATTGCTCAAAGGTTTAACGCATTTAGCTATGTGCTCACTACCAAAAGGGTTGGCAGCATTTTCCATTGCATTAGCCATGTACTCCTGCTCAAAAACTGCATGTGGAAGTTGCGCCCTTGCTGCATCTATTTCGGCAGGGTCAATATAAGGGTTATCATAAGTAGTAAATTTAAAAGTCTCCCATTCAGGACTACCATTTTTAAGGAATAAACTATAAAAATAATTCTTACCTCTTGGAGTGGATAAAAAGATGGCTTTGCCTTTGTAGTCTGTTAATGTAGGTCGTATGCTATTCTGCCATCCATCTTGTAAGTTAGGTATGAATGAAGCCTCATCTATAATAGCCAAATGAAATTTTAAACCTCTAAGCGCATCTAATCGTTCGCCTGTAAAGAAACGAATTACACCGCCTGTTATAAACTGAATAACTAAATCACTTTCATTCTTTTTATATAGGTTATCAGGAAGTAGTTTGCAAATCTCTTGAAAGAATATTTTGCCTAACTGATAGGTTGGTGTTATATAGGCTACTTGCTGCCTTGACACTCCGCATTCAATAGCAATGTTTTGACTGATTAATGATTTACCAAACCTTCTTCCTGCCATCATTACCCTAAACCTTGCCTCACTATCTAAAACCTTTTGTTGTGCAGGATGTGCTTCATTAAGTTTTATTTTTTGCTTCATAGCTAATAACTATTTCGGTAACTGTTTCGTCAATTATTGTAGTGCTTTCTTTTGGCTTACCATAAACACGGCTAAGCAATGTATCTAAACTATATAGCGAACCTTTTTTAAGGCTTGTAAACATTGCGTTGGCTACAGTTTTTTCTAATATGGTTGCCTTATCGTTTTGGTAAATCTCTTTTAATTCATCTACAGTTGAAGCCATTAATATTTGGATGCAATCGTTAATCTCGCTTAACTTGTAACCTTCAATATTTAAATTATTAACCAACTTTCTAGGTCTGCCGTTAGGGTTGCCAGTTTCGCCTTTCTGCCATCTGTTAAGCTTACCGCCTGTTGCACCATTGCTTTTGCCATCAACTAAAATAGCCATTTACTTTAATTTAAATAATTTAGCATAAGGAGTAGGATAGGATAAGTTTTTAATCATCTCATATCCTTTGCCTTGAAAAAATTCAATCCATTTGTTTTGAGTCTTAATGTTTATATGCCCCCAATCACCATCCCAATCGGTAACCTCACTTGTGCTGCTATGTAAAATATAAGTAGGCTTAATCGCTTTAAATAGCTTGTTTAATTCTTTGTCAGTCATGTGTTCGCTTACCTCAATAAAAAGCATTAAATCGGTTGTAATTGGCTTACTGATAATTTTAAGATGTGGCGCATATTCTTTGATATAGTCAGTATGTGCCTGCCATATTTCGTAAGCACTTGTATTATATCCTGCGTTATGAAATGCAGCCGTATAAACTCCTGTTCCTGCGCCATAATCCATTACGCTTTTTATAGGGTAATCTTTTACCTGGTGTGCTGTTACATCTGCAAGGTTAACAAAGTCAGGATTATGGAAACCAATACCCCAACCTAATTCCTTTGCTAAAAATTCATCATCTTTTATCATCTATATATGTTTAATAAAAATTCAATTACGCAAACAGGGCAGCTATTATTATAACGATAGTAAGCATCCTTTTTGGCTCTGTATGCTTCAAGTAGTTCAGCTTGCACATCGTGATTAAAGTTTACTAATTCGCCTGTCTTAATATAAAAATCATAGTAGTGCCTATGCTTTGCAAAGGTCGCTGTATGCCTGTCTTCTACTATCGTTGACTTCGGTAAAGTTGTATTTTGTTTTCGCCCACTCATATAATGCGTTCCCTAATTGCTCCCTCAGGTTGGGATTGTTGACTAATAAATTAATATAATTAAACCAATCGCTTTGCTTATTAACCCATAATACTGGCGCATCGTAATCTATATTATATGGTGCTACGTTGCTACATATTACCGGCAATCTTTTTGCTGCTGCTTCTAGTATCTTTAAATTAGACTTGCAAGCGTGCCATTCGCTATTCTCTAAAGGGATAACGCAAATATCTGCATTCTCATACATACTCATGTAGGTTGCAGGTGGCTGTGATGGCATTATTTCAGTAGCACTATAAGCATTT